TGAAGGCCGGCATCCTCGAGCGCGTCGAGCTGCGCTCCCTCTCTGGCCGATACATCCGCCTAGCCCCCTTCTACGGCCCCGCCCGCAAGAAGGCTGGACAGAAGCCCCCCCGCTAGGCATACCCCTCTCCGCAAGCCATGCAAAACCCCGACGACCTTATCGCCCGGGCAAGGAAGTACCTTGCTACCCTCCCCGAGTCCATCGAAGGCCAGAAGGGCCACGACGCCCTCTATCGTGCCGCCAGCGTGCTCTCCAACGGGTTTGCCTTCGACGACTCGACCGCCCTCGACCTCCTCCGCGAGTACAACGTCACCAAGTGCTCGCCCGCTTGGGACGAGAAAGACCTCGCCCGCAAGATTGCCGAGGCCGGCCGCCGCCCGCACGACAGGCCCAGGGGCTACCTGCTCGACGGCGCCAAGCCCCACGTCCCTAACTTTAAACCAGCCAGCCCCAGCGTGAAGATTAGCCAGCCCCCGAAGACCGCCACGCTGGCCGACCTGCCCGCACCCGCCACGGCCCCGACTATCGCCCCCGCCGACTTCCTCACCTTCACCGACTTCCTCTTCGCGGCCTTCCGTCCCGACGACCAGGTGCAGATCGAAACCCCCGCCGACCTCGGCGCCGATGGTAAGGGCCGCCCCGCCGGCAAGGGCATCGTCAAGACCGCCAACGCATGGAACGAGCTACTCGGCAACGACCCCCACCTCGACGGCGGCCCCGCCGGCTCCTTCGTCCGCATCAACCCCGTCAAGGACGCCGACGGCAAGGACTCCAGCATCACCGCCTACCGCCACGTGCTGCTTGAATGGGACACCGGCACCAAGGAAGAGCAGCGCGCCCGCATCGCCCAGTCCAACCTCCCCGTCACCGCCATCGTGGACTCGGGCGGCAAGTCCGTCCATGCTTGGGTCCGCGTAGACGCTAAGGACCGCGCCGAGTACGACGCCCGCGTCGCCCAAGTCTTCGCCCTCTTCGCCGACTGCCCGCCCGATAAGCAGAACAAGAACCCCTCCCGCTTCACCCGCCTCCCTTGCGCCTTCCGTGGTGACAAGCGGCAGGCCCTCATCGACATCAACCAGGGACTGGCCAACTGGGAAGCCTGGGCCGCGTGGAAGGGCCAGCAGGACAACGCCCTCGTCGAGCAGCAGGAAGGCACGGAAGTCTTCGACCTCGACGCCATGGACGCCTTCGACCCAAAGGCCGACCCCACTGTGCTGGTCGGCGGTGAGCGCCGTTGGCTGTGCAAAGGCTACGCCATCCAGATCGTCGGCTTCGCCGGCACCGGCAAGTCCACCCTGTGCATGCAGATGTGCACCAACTGGGCCCTCGGCCGTGACCTCTTCGGCCTCAAACCCGTCCGACCCCTTCGCATCCTCCTAATCAATGCGGAGAACGACTTTGGCGACATGGCCGAGATGTGGGCAGGTTCGACGCGTCACTTCACCCTCGGAGATAAGACCAAACTAAAACAGCAGCTCACCATCGTCCGAAACACCAAGGCACGCGGCGCCGCTTTCGTCGAGGCCCTTGAAGCCCTTATCAATCGCCATAAGCCTGACGTCGTCGTCGTCGACCCCCTGCTGGCCTTCGTAGACTTCGAGATTGCCGACCAAGCTCAGACCACCGCCTTCCTTCGCGGCATGATCCTCCCCCTCCTCCAGCGGACCGGCGTCGCCCTGGTCTACTACCACCACACCAACAAGCCCATCACCGGGCTCGACCTCGACAGCCTGATGCCCCAGCAGCTGGCCTACCTAGGGGCTGGTTGCGCCGAGTGGGTAAACTTTGCCCGCGACTCCGGCTTCCTGTTCCGTGCCAAGGCCGAGGAGGGAGAAGAGGCCGCCACCTTCCGCTTCGGCTTCTCCAAGCGCCAAGGCCGCACGGGGCTCAAGAACTCCGACCAATCCTTTGCCAAGTCTTACGTGAAACTCTCGCACTCCAGCGAGCCCGGCGTCCTCCGATGGGTCTATGCCCTAGGGGATACCATGACCGCCCTGCCGAAGGCCGTTTCCAGCCCCGCCAAGGGGTCTACAAAGCCCGATTGGGCTCAGTGAGGGTAAGGACAGCCACCCCACCCCACCCCCACCTTAAAACGCCTTCCAGCCTATTCTATGCAAAGCCTTTGTCCCACCATACTTCCGTCACTACCTCCGTCACTACTTCCGTCTTCGTATACACTCAGTGGGTATGCGACTACGCTTATACCCCCTAGACGGGGGTCGCTTGTCGATACCCTGCCGGGGAAATACCCGAACCTAGGGAGGGCCAGGGTATGAAGAAAGACCCTTCCCGAAAAGTCCTCTTCCGTCTCGCGGTGACTCGGGGAAGGCAAAAGGCTTGGCGCCAGAAGCCCGAGCAGATGGAGCAGGGGCGGCGCAAGGCTACGTTGGCGGCCGCTGCCAAAAGCCGGAAGAAGCACATGGGCCTCGTCGCGTGGCTGTCCGACTTGCCGGCGACCATGACCAGCGACCAGGTGCTGGCCCGCATCGAGGGGATCTACGAAGGCAAGCCTGCGAGCTTCTTCAATCGTCTACGGCGTCACGGCCTGATGACTTGGGACAGTAAGGCCGACGTCTGGGTCAACCACTGCCACGTCTTCCCTGTGGTTTAATCTTTTGTCCTTACCCAATCCCTGGGGCTGGTCATTACTATGCCCCTACATGCGCTACATCCTCGACCTTGCCACGAGTGGCGAGCTGTACGTCGATACCTCCTTTGTGTCGGCCGTGGAGGTCGTGCAGATCGTGAACGTGGAGAAGACGATGAACCTAGACAGGTTTAACCTGGGCAACGAGAAGACGACCAACGAGCGGCCGGGCATGCTGGTCCACGTGGACGGCGAGAAGTTCACCTGCGAGTACGACGCGGAGTTCCTAGACGAATGGATGAGCGAGGCCGAGGGCCCGGTACTCTGATGCCTGGGCTCAACGGGTTTGACCGGGCAGCGGGCAAGGAGGACAGGCTACATGCCAAGCGGTACGACGCATGGTTCAAGTCACTACCCAAGGAGCAGCAGGACAAGCTGCGCGAGGAAGGCGCTGGCCCATACTGCGAGGCCCGCACGCATGACCACGTCTTCCCGGTTTACGAGCGCGCGGCCATCTGGGCCTACACGCCCGACGTGGAGCGCACTGAGCAGGATGCCTTCATCTCCCGCGAGCAGGTCGGCCGCATCGTCGCCGACGTGGTGGAGATGCTAGGGTATACGCGAGACCCTAAGGTCCGCCGGCACTGGGAGCTGATGCGCCTGGTACTGCGGGCACCTGGCCACCTCAACGGCAAAGAGATCGGGAAACTGTTTGGGGTAACCAAGCAAGCAATCAGCATCCAAGCTACGGGCATGCTGGCCCGCATCGACGCGAGACGAAGAATGAAAGAGGCTTTGCCGTTTTCGATTGAAGACGCGCTGCCATTTGCTGCGGCCGACGACAAACCTGCACCAGTGGCCATTTCCTGCGTTATTACCCCTCGTGCACGAGCCCCACGTGCCAAGGAATCTCTTAGGCCCCCCACCCCCTCAGTCGCGTGGCGCAACACACCGGGAGAAAAAAAGGGGGGTTTTGGGCGTATTTCAAAGATTGGGAAGCGGCCGCGCAAGAAAGCCAAGTGACCTATGCTTAAAATCAAAGAACTTGCATCAGCGCTCGGCGTGACTGGCCAGCGCGTTTCCATTTTGCTCAAGGAGGGCATGCCCGGCGAGAGCGTCGAAGCGGCAAAGGCTTGGCGGGAAGAGCGGGTCGCCGCGAAGAAGCGGGGAGCGCCCAAGCCCAAGGTCGCCGAGCTCGACGACGGCAGCCTGGCCGACACGATCGAGGAGCACCGGGGGCTAGTGGGTCGAGCGCGTGGGGTATGGGAGGCCGCGATGGAGATGGGCGACCCCAACCAGGGGAAGTACCAGACGGCCTACAACCAGTCCCTCAAGACGCTGATTAATCTGGAGGAGGAGCAGGAGCGGCGTGCCCTACTGGCCCGCGACTACATCAAGTCCAGCGAAGCTCAGGAGGCCATGCAGCGGATCGTCGGCGAAGTCATCGCCCGGCTGGACAAGATGCCTGCGGAGGTGGGTGAGTCGTGCAACCCCAACGACCCGCCGAAGGCAATGGAAGTCTTGGCGGCGTGGGTGCGGAAGACGCGGGAGGACCTGAGCCAGTGAACGGGGCCGAGCTGCTGGCCATCGGCCGCAAGGCTATGAGCCCGCCGGACAACGCCGACCCGGTGAGGTGGCTGGCCAAGAACGTGACCAACATCCCGGACTCGCCGTTCAAGGGCGGCTATCGGCCTGAGCGCTGGCCGTGGATTGCGCACGCCATCCGCATTTTCACCGAGCCCTCGACGCGGGTGATGGCGATGCCCTGGGCAATCCAGTGCGGCAAGACGCTGACGATGCGCCTGCTGGCGACGCACCTGATGGCCAACGATCGGGGCAACATGGTCATCTACATGGACAACCAGGACAACGCCAAGGACTTCACCCTGCGTTACCTGCGGCCCATCTTCAACGTGGTGCCGGCGGTGCGTGACATCCTCTCGCCGAACGACAACGCGAAGAGCGACACCATCGACTTTGCAGACGGGACGATTGTGTACAACAACAGCGCGACGACGCACAAGGACCTGCAGCGCATCTCGACGCGGTACGTGTTCGGGGACGAGCTATGGCAGTGGCCACGCGGAAGTCTGCAGGAGTCGATGGCCCGCACGAAAGCATACGAGTGGACGAGCAAGAAACTCTACGCGAGCCAGCCCGGTCTAGTGGGCGACGACTTCGCAAACCTGTACGGCACGACTGACCAGCGTGAATGGCAGTTCAAGTGCCCGGCATGTAGCCACATGCAGCCCTATGATTGGGCGATGGTTCGTTTTCCCGACGACGCCAAGACGGACTCCGGCTGGGACCATCGCAAGGTTGAGGACGGCACAACCTACGAGTGCGCCAAGTGCGCGGCCCGCCTGCCTGACACCAACGAGACGCGGATCAGGTGTAACGCCGAAGGGGAGTTCGTGCCGATGACTATCAGCCAGAAGCGGGGCTGGGTTGGCCTGCATGTCAACGCTCTGGCCTCGACGAGCTGGGGGTCGTTAGGGGTGGACATGCTGAAGGCCAAGGAGGCAAGCGACACCTACGGCGACGAAGAACCCCGCCGCATCTTCAAGCAGAAGTACCTAGCCCTGCCCTGGTCAGACGATGGTGGCACGATGGTGACGGCCGCCACGGCCAGCGACTACGCCCTCGCGGATGACTGGGAGGCCGAGGCCATGATCACCCCCAAGGCCACGCTGGCCGACAAGAAGGATGCGCCGCAGGGGTCGGTGCCTTTCAGGACGGCGGGTATCGACTGTCAACGGGGACATTTTTTTGGCGTGGTCCGCAGCTGGAGCAAGACCGGGCACAGTCGCCTGCGGGCCTTTGCACGGCTGGAGACTTGGGGCGACGTGGAGAACTTCACCAAGGTCCACAACGTGCATCGTGCTTTGGTCGTGGTGGACGCCGGCGACAACGCGCAGGTGGTGTACGCCGAGACGGCGAAGCGGGGTTGGAAGTGCGCCAAGGGTTCGGGCCAGGACGACTTCACTGTAAAGGGTCGTGACGGCCAGACCAGCAAGCGCTTCTACTCCGACGTGCAGAGCTACGTGGTGCCCGGGCAGGCGAACCGCGCCCGCCTGATCGTCTGGTCGAATACGGCTGGCAAAGATTTGATGGCGGGCTTGCGGGCGAGGAAGGTGCACAGTTACGCCCGCGACACAGTGGCCGACTACGTGGAGCAGATGAGCGCCGAGGTCCGGGTCCGCGACTCCCGCACGGGGAAGCCCCAGTGGATTTTGCCCGCTGGCAAGAAGGACAACCACGCTTTTGACTGCGAGCTATTGGCCATGCTGATGGCGGTGCGATGGGGTATTGTGGGCAGGGAAGGGGCAGGGGAGGCCGCGCCGCTAGATGCCTGACTTGACCTTTCTCCTGGTGTTGGCACCTTTAATTCAGGACTGGCCGATGGTGCGTTGTTTGGGTGCTGTGATGGCTTGCGGCGCTCGGGTGCATGGAACACGTCGGCCAGTCCCCTCTTTACCTTCTGGCCAAGGGTAGGAACCCACCATGGCCAAAGGATTATTTATAGGACTCAATCAAGACGAGTTGCTGGCCATCCGGGCCAAGGCTGTCGCCGCGATCACGCAGGGCCTGAACGTCGTGTCCTATTCGGACAGCGGGTCGAGCGTCACGAAGTCTTGGGCCCTCAAGCCCGAGGTCATGTTGGACGAGGTTGGCCACGCCCTCTACATTCTGGACCCGCTGCAGTACGCGGCTTATCGCCGCACGTCTGTCGTGGCGGTCCGCTGGGACTCGCGCAGCTTCTAATTTATGGCACCCCGCAAGAAGACCATCAAGGCCGTCGAAGTCCCCAAGCCTACCGCCGGCACGCAAGGGGTCCCGAAGGCGCAGGCCGCTCAGGCGTGGTCCTCCAATTTCCAGAACGCGGGGATGTCGTTTGCCCGGCGTGCCTGGTACGGCTCGACGCCGCAGGACGCCCGCAAGGACGTCAGCCAATACGATCGGCAGTCCCTGCTACAGAAAGCGCGGTACGCCGAAAAGAACTTCCCGAGCATGGTGCAGTACGTCAACGATATGACGATGTACGTCGTGGGTGATGGCAATATGCCGACGAGCCACGCAGCTGACCCGGCCAAGGCCCGCCTTTACGAGGAGTACTACTACCGCGCCACTCGCAAGGCGGACGCCACTGGGCGCTATACAGGTGAACAGCTCCAAAGGATTATCGTCAACACGTGGGCGGTGGACGGCGAGATGTTCGCGCTCAAGGTTACGGACTCCCAGGGCAAGGCGACGACCCAGCTTATTGAGGGCCATCGGGTGGTCAGCCCGACCACGCCCAACCAAGTGAACCCCGAAACGTGGGACGGCATCGTCTACGGCAAGTACGGCGAAGTGAAGGGCATTTGGATCCAGTTCGGCGACGGCCAGTTTGAGTTCAAGGAGGCCGGGACTTATTTCCACATCGCTGACTTCAAGCGCATCTCTGGCGGCCACGGCCTGCCCCCGATGGCCCACGCCCTGAACTCGATGCAGGACCTCACCGAGATCATCGAACTCGAGAAGCGCTGTACCAAGCAAGTGGCCGACGTCCCCTCTGTCC